GGGGATGATCTTTACCTATCCCTAGTTAAATCCTACATTTATTTGAAAGTTCAGGCCATTTTCGATCCACCCACATCTGGTATTGTAAGCACAGCAACCAACAATTTAATTGACGAATTTGAAAAACGCCTTGTCTTTCAGGTAGAAACAAGACCAGCTGTTTAATGGGAAGGAGGATAAATGCACAAACTTTTTAGTGACAAGAGTCTAGAACATTTTGGTATTCCCGGAATGAAGTGGGGTGTTCAAAAAGCTCCCATCACAAGAACAAAGCTTGGAGCCCAATTAGCAAAAAAACCATCTAGCGAAGAGGGTGGTTCTGATCATGCTGAGCGAGTTAAACTTCTTAAATCTCAGATTAAACGAGCAAAATTTAAACGTTTTGATAGTGATTTAAAAAGCTTTGCAGCAAAAGAAAAGGCCATGAACAAAGAACTTGATAATCTTCAAACGAAAAAACTTAAAGATCTTGAGGTTGCTAATAGAAACAACAAAAGTAAAATTAGCAAATGGTTAGGGAGAGCTGTTGTAAAAGCTGATATTTCTTCACGGAGACGTAATATTGTCGGAAAGTTAGAAGATGAACAGATTAGAGCCGAAGACAAACGAAACAAAGCCAAAAAGAAAGCTCAAGATAAAGCCTATGAAAATTATTCAAAAAGAGTTGATGCCCAGTGGAATTCGATCAAGGGGCTTAAGTTTCCAGCGGATATAAAAGCAGCTTTAAAGGCCGATCGCGTCGAAAGCGCAGCACTTGTTGAAGCATTGCTCGAAATTGAACTCGAACACCAATAAAAGGAGAATACTATATGTCAAAAAAAATAGAACACTTTGGTATTCCCGGAATGAAGTGGGGTGTGCGACGTAAAAATCCATCAGGCGGTAAGCAAAGTTCTGATAGCCAGACTGCCGGTCGTTTACGAAAGAAATCTTTATCCGAATTGTCTAATGACGAGTTGAAAAAACTTAATACTCGTCTTCAATTAGAACAGCAATATAAAAGTCTTTCCCAAGGAAAAGTTTCTGCAGGACGAAAAATTGTTAGCGATGTTCTTAAAGAAGTTGCAAAGGATACATTCAAAAGCTTCGTTTCAAAGGCTTTAGATAAAGGTACTGAAAAAGCTCTTGATTATGCCTTTACTCTTAAAGAAAAATACGCTAATTAAGGATTTTTATGTCGCTTTCAAACACTGCTACACCCATATATTATGGCAAATTCCGAGACCAAGTACTTCGAGGAGAAATTCCAATTTGCAAAGAAATTTCTATGGAAATGAACCGCATTGATGCGCTTATCAAGAATCCGGAAATTTACTATGATGACGAAGCAATTAATGGTTTCATTAAATTTGCTGAGAACGAATTAACTTTAACAGATGGAGATGATTTACGTTTGTTAGATTCGTTTAAATTGTGGGCTGAGCAGATATTTGGTTGGTATTATTTCGTTGAAAGAAGTATATATCAACCAGACGAACATCATCATGGTGGGAAGTATGTTCGGAGAACTATAAAGAAACGTCTGATTAACAAACAATATTTAATTGTTGCACGCGGCGCAGCGAAGTCTATGTATGCGTCTTGTATTCAGAATTTCTTTCTAAACGTAGACACCAGTACTACTCATCAGATAACTACGGCGCCCACAATGAAACAGGCTGAAGAAGTTCTTTCGCCAATTAGAACAGCTATTACGCGCGCGAGAGGACCGTTGTTTAAATTTCTAACGGAGGGATCTCTTCAAAACACAACCGGATCAAGAGCTAAACGAGTTAAATTAGCTTCTACAAAGAAAGGAATTGAAAATTTCCTTACCGGTTCTTTGCTCGAAATTCGCCCAATGTCTATAGATAAACTTCAGGGCCTTAGAACGAAGGTATCTACTGTCGATGAATGGTTGTCTGGCGATGTTCGTGAGGATGTTGTTGGTGCTATTGAGCAAGGTGCCTCAAAGTTAGATGATTATTTAATAGTGGCGATTAGTTCCGAGGGTACTGTTAGAAATAGTAGTGGTGACACCATAAAGATGGAATTACTCGATATCCTAAAAGGTGAATACATTAATCCACATGTTTCTATTTGGTATTATCGACTTGATGAAATCGAAGAAGTTAATAATCCAGAACTATGGGTAAAAGCCAACCCAAATTTAGGTTTAACAGTTACTTATGAAACCTATCAACTAGATGTTGAACGTGCCGAAGCTGCACCAGCTACTAGGAATGATATTCTTGCTAAAAGATTTGGTATTCCTATGGAAGGTTATACATATTTCTTTACATATGAAGAAACAATACCTCATAGGAAACGAGATTTTTGGGGTCTTCCGTGTGCACTTGGTGCCGACCTCTCTCAAGGAGACGATTTTTGTGCTTTTACGTTCCTGTTTCCTTTAACAAATCAGGCTTTTGGTGTTAAAACAAGATGTTATATTTCTTCTCTAACGCTAATGAAGTTACCAGCTGCTATGCGAGTTAAGTACGATGAGTTTTTAAACGAAGGCAGTTTACAAGTATTAGAAGGTACTGTTTTAGATATGGATGAAGTATACGACGATCTTGTTGGACATATGGAATCGTGTGATTATGATGTTCGCGCCTTTGGTTTCGATCCATATAATGCAAAAGAATTTGTTTCCCGTTGGGAATTAGAAAACGGGAGTTATGCGATCGAAAAAGTTATTCAAGGAGCTAAAACAGAATCCGTTCCTCTGGGAGAGTTAAAGAAATTATCAGAAGAAGGTTTGTTAGAATTTGATGAAATTTTAATGTCCTTCGCAATGGGTAATTGTATTACTTTGGAAGACACAAACGGGAATAGAAAACTCTTAAAGAAACGTTATGATCAAAAGATCGATAGTGTTTCGGCTTTGATGGACGCTTACGTAGCGTATAAATTAAACAAAGAATCTTTTGAATAAGAAAGGAGGTAATATTGGCAAATCTAGCTACTATTGGAACAAAATTTATATCAGCATGGAACGCCTTTCGTAATCCAGAAGAACGATTTATATTATATGATGCCGGAATTGTGTCTTCACGTCCTAATCATAGAACCAGCTTGACTTCTGGTACGGAGCAGTCTATTGTGTTGTCTGTTTATAATAGATGTGCAATTGATATTGCCATGGTTCCGCTAAGACATGTACGCGTTGATGAAAATGACAATTTTCAATCTACAGTTAGTTCTGGTTTAAACAGATGTCTAACGTTGTCAGCAAATCTAGACCAAAACAGTTTCAATTTTATGACAGATATTGTCATGTCTTTATTTGATGAAGGTATAGTTGCTGTTGTTCCTGTTGACACTTCTGTTGATATAAACAATTCTAGTACATTTGATATTTTAAGTTTGAGAACAGGCAAAATTATCGAATGGGCGCCAAGACATATACGTGTTAATCTCTATAATGACAATATAGGACAAAAAGAAGATCTCGTTCTTCCAAAAGATAAGGTAGCGATTATCGAAAATCCCTTATTTTCTGTTATGAACGAAACAAATTCAACATTGCAGAGATTAAAACTAAAGTTAAATTTACTCGATGCGATTGATAAACAATCTGGTTCTGGTAAATTAGATCTAATTATGCAACTTCCTTTTACAATCAAAAGCCAAGCGCGACAGGAAGCTGCAGAAAAAAGATTGGCAGCTTTAGAAGCGCAATTAACAGATTCCAAATACGGTGTCGGATATGTTGATGCAACAGAAAAAGTAATTCAACTTAATCGTCCTGCAGAAAACAATTTATTGGGACAGATTGAATACTTAACGAGAATGCTATATGGCCAGTTGGGTTTATCTGAAGCAATCTTTACTGGAACTGCAAACGAAGAAGAGTTACTTAATTATTATAATAGAACTGTTGAACCTGTGATAACAGCTATAGCTTTAGAGTTCAAGAGAAAGTTTCTTACTCAGACAGCAATTTCTCAGGGACAGACTATTAAACATTTCCGTAATCCGTTTGGTCTTGTCACAGCAGCTGCTATGGCTGAATTGGTTGACAAGTTTAGTCGTAATGAAGTACTTACTGGTAATGAACTTAGAGGCGTCATTGGGTACGTTCCTAGTAAAGATCCAAATGCGGATCAATTACGTAATAAGAACATTAATGAGAAGGTACCCGCATCTCCAGCAGAGACTAAAGACGTATCGGTTGAAGAACAGTAATGCTTTACGAAAAAATCTATAAGGAGAATCAAAATGGCAGTAGATAGTTCATTTGACTTCGCTGGTTATGCTACCAAGTATAACACTCGTTGCACAGATGGTCGTACAATTCTACCAAAAGCGTTTGCGCATTCTGATGGGGCTCGCATTCCATTGGTTTGGCAACATCAACGCAGTGATCCAAGAAACATTTTGGGTCACGTTATGTTAGAACACCGCGAAGATGGTGTTTACGTTTATGGTTATTTTAACGACACTGATTCAGCAACCCAGGCAAAGTCCCTTGTTAAACACAAGGACATTAATGCTATGTCGATCTATGCCAACCATTTGGTAGAAAGGTCTAAACTTGTCCACTCTGGCGAGATTCGCGAAGTAAGTTTAGTTCTTTCTGGCGCCAATCCTGGTGCGCGTATTGATCACATCAATTTGCAACATGAAGACTACGAGGATGACGAGGATTTCGAAGACGAAGCCATTATCTATACTGATAATGGAGTTCTCGAACTAACAGAAGAGCAGAAATCCGATAAAGATGGGTCTTCAGAGGAAACAGAAGAACTCGAACAGGCAGACGGCGAAGGCGACCGTACTGTTGAGGATGTTGTTAACACTTTTAATGATGAGCAGAAACAGGTGTTTTACGCCTTGATTGCTCAAGCACTTGATTCTGGCTCTGATTTGAGCCAATCTGATGATGAAGGAGATAATTCTATGAAGAAAAATGCATTTGAAGGTGATGGCATGAAAGAAGGCCAGACCAAAACGTTGACCCATGCGGAACGCGTTGAATTTATGCACAATGTTTTCGAAACTGCTCGGAAAAATGGCTCACTTCGTGATGCCGTAATTGAGCACGCCGGTACTTATGGTATCGACAATATTGGTTATCTGTTCCCCGATGCGAAAGCTGTCACGGATACCCCCGATTGGTATAAACGCGACACCACTTGGGTGAACGGTTGGTTGAATGGGACGAACCATCGCCCGTTTTCCCGTATC